TGGTGTCTAGCATGTTCTGGGACCCGGCCCAGTGAGAACACTCAAGCTCGCCACGGCTAGTCACTAGGGCGCCACTGAGCACGCTGTCGTCCGTTACCGAGCCACGAATCAAAGCGCTCGTAACATCTATTCCGTTAATCCAAATCCTGTTCTGTACGGTGGCATTGACCAGGCTCATATCACAGCTCCATCAAGGCCATCGATACATTAAGATACCGTGTGCGACCTTTGCCTTTGGTGCTGTAAGAAGGAGGTGAGGTGATGGCGCAATTATACGATGTGCTACTAGAGCTCAGGAGACCGTCTACAAGCGTTACAATCGCATCGTTGGCACCGGTAGCCCTACGCGCGTCCCAGGCGGCGTACAGCGCCTCCAGGGTGTCTCTCTCGCTTGATTCAATGATAGCATCGATCGCCCACATCTTCTTCTGCGAAATGGCGGGCCCCGTCATGTAGCCAACGCCAAGCGCAGAGTAGTTCAGGCTAGCCTGCTCCACCCTCTGCTGGGGCAGCTCAGTGCTATTGAACTTGGTAAAAGAAAAGCTGTGGGTGCTGTAAGCGATGTCGATCGAACCGTCGGCCATCAGAATCTCCTGCGATTACGGCGCTTGATAACATCAATCATCAGCTTGGAAGCATCCTGGACAGGAGCCTGTGACTGAATCGTAATGTTGTTGGTGACATTGTCGCTAGATCCATAGTTAACGGATCCACCAACCCTAGCCGAGATAGGATTCCGTTCAACCGCAGCGCGGCCGGCATTCTTGAGATTGACGCCGCCAGACGGGATGTCGAGTTGACTGGTCAGATGAGCCGGAATCACAGTACCGGAACTGGGTGCAGTCCACTGGCCCCAGGACTTCTTGTTGATCAAGCTGAGGCGACCCGATGCCGACAGGAAGGCTTCCTGGCCGGCCTCGTTAACGGTGTAGGTCTGACCGGCGCTAACGGAGCCACCAGCAAACCTGTTTTCTCCACCTCCGGTGATCTTAGTCAGCGCTTCGAGCTCCTTGTTCAGGTTCGAGGCTGCGTCCTTGGCGCTCTGCAGGTTGCCATCCATCGTCTCAATAGAAGAGGCGGCTGCATCGTACTGCTCGCCAGCGGCCTTGGCGGCCTCGACCTGTTTATTGAACTCTTCCTTGACGGAGTCAAGCGTATCCTTGCTTTGACCGTACTTCTCCTTGAGGGTGTCCATTGTGTCGGTCAAGGTCTTGAACTCTGCGTCCAGTGTCTTAATCGCCGCCTCCTGCGCCTTGATCTCCTCTTCCAGTGGAGTGACCCGATCCTGGTAGTTCGCCTGAGCAGCCTTCAGTTGGTCGTCGCGATCTTTCTCCAGCTGCTTGATCTCTCCGGTCAGCTGTTTCTCTTCCTCTTTCTGCTCGTTCTGGACTCTCTGCTTCTCCGCACGACGATCCATGGCATCCAGTGAAGCCTGGGCCTCCAGTCGCTCCTTCTCGCTGAGGCTCAGGTTCTGGGCCTTGAGCTCGAGCTCGTTGCGCCGAATCTCCTGCAGGCGTTGCTCGGCCGGCGTGAGGGCGTCAAGTGCGTCCAGCTCTTGACTGTAGCGCTCTTTGACCGCATTTAGAACGTCCTTGAGGTAGGAGATCTCGTCGTCATAGCGCTCTTTGATCTTGGCTTTCAGATCGTCGTACTGCGCCTTTTCTTCGCTGATCTTGTCTTTGATGACACTAATGTTATCCCTGATCAGATCCTTCTCGGCATCGTACTGCTCTTTCAGCTTCTTGCCAATCTCATCAATCCCGGCCAGCTCGGTGTTGAGTTTCTCCCTCAGGCCACCGATGTTGTCCTTGACCTTTTGGACGGCCTCGTCAATTACCTTAACGCCCTCAGGGTCCTGCTTGACGGCCGCAGCGTTCTTCAGCTCTTCGATCTTTTTCTTGTACTCGTCCGACGAGATCTTGCCCTCGAGCATGGCCTGGGTCAGGTCACGCGCCGTCACCGCATAGTCAGCAAACTTGGCCTTGGAGGCCACGCTAGCCTGCCCCAAGCTCAAGATAGCATTGCCGGCCTCACGCAGGGCGCCGTCAACTCCCTTCACCACGGTTACCATGGTGTTGAATACCGCCTCGGCCCCAGGGATTAACTTGATGGCGTCCCACATTGCATACATACCCCGGATGACCAGGTCGACCGCAAACACAACGGCCTTGAAGATCAGTAGAACCGCCGTCCAAACGCCCTCGATAATATAACCAATGGCGGTAAAGGTATCGGAGACTCCGCGCTGCAGACCTGGAAGATCATTAGCAAGAGAGGCAAAGAATTGGCTGGTTGTCACGCTAACGCGCAACATGGCCTGGCCAAACCCGTCAAAGGTCTTGGCTAGCGATTCTACCGTCAGTGTATCCAGCGTAGCCTGCAGGTTTTGCATCTGCTGGATGGTCAACGCTGTGTCGTCATTGAACGGGCTCAGTCGCTGCTGAACCTCTCCGACGGCGCCGGCAAGCTTGTCGGTCATGGTCTGGCTGACCGTAACAAAAGCCTCTCTAAAGTCTTTTGCCTTGATCTCGCCGTCCTTCATGGCCTCTTCAAGGTTGTCAATCCCCTTCTCCGCCTTGAAGTAGGCCGCCAACTGGCCACGCAGAGCGCCGTCCAATTCGGAGAACTGCTGAGTCAATTCTTCTGACTGCAGCTTGCCCTTACCCATGACCTGAGCGAAGGCTTCAATGTATCGACCGGTCTGCTCCGTATTCAGTCCCAACAGCGTGGTTCTTGCCGTCAGGGCGGAAATAGCCTGTTCGGTCTCGGTGAATGATCCTCCACTCTGCACGATGGCCGGCGTCAGCCTCTTGTACGCCTTTTCAACCGCAGTCAGTGACGCGCCGTAGGTTAGCGCAACACGCTTTGCGGATTCCAGGACATCGGCTGCTTCGCCGGAAGTTGCTCCAAAGCCCTTCAGGGCGAGCGTCAAGCCCTCCAGCTGCTTGGCGCGAGCAATGACAGGTCCAACGGCGGCATTGATAGCCTGGAAGGCTTGTACGACGCTCTGGGCAATGAAGGCCGCCTGTCCGAAGGCGTTCCCAAGGCTAAAGATCTGACCAATAATTGGGAACTTGGCTTTAGCAATACCCAGGATGTTTCCTTCCGTTTGGGCAATCGAAAGGTTTGCTGCCTTAACCGCCTGGTCGGCCTCGCGCCACTTTTGGCTGATCTTGCCGGTTACGGGGTCAATCTTGGCAATGCTATCACGCAACTGAGCCGCAGCCCGCTGTTGCCCACGGAGGCTGGTCAGAGACCCCTCCTGCGCCGACGTATTCTTCTTGATTAGGGCGTTAGCCTTCTCAAGGATCGGCAGAATCTTCTTTTGCTCGCTAACAATCTCGCCAGTATTAGAGTCGTACAGCAGAGAGACCTTAGCTTTGGCCTCATACTTTTGACCCAGCTTCCTGCTCAGGGCTTGCTCTACTTGTTCGGCAATTTCTTGGTTGCCAGCCTTTGCCGCCGAGACGCCATACTTAATAAGGCGGTCGATCTGGGCCTGCGCATTTGCGTCACCTGTTAGCTTAAAATCACCCGATACTAAGAAATCGGCAGCCATTAGGATCCTGCAATCGGATTAGGCTTCCCAATAAAAAGAGCCCCCTTGCGGAGGCTCGAGGAGGTATTTAACCGTGGATCAGGAGCCGGCGTTCTCGTCAAGCTCGATCACATAAGGACCGTAGCCGATGAGCTCAGCTTCCCAGGACACAATCGAGCCGGCCTCGATGGACTCGGTGTAGCCAGACAGGGTGCCGTAACCGTAGACGGTCTCAACGGTGCCGGTGGGGCCCACGCGAGCGAACTTGACACGGAGGCTGTCGGCCACAGTGTTCTGCTCGGTGATACGCAGAACTTGGTAGCCAGCATCCTTAAAGTCGGCAATGCCAGCCAGGCTGATGGACCAGGACTTACCGGTTGCCACGGACTGGTTGAAGCCCTTGGAGGTGTCGTCATAGGTCACCACGTCCTCGGAGTTGGTGTCGGTCTCCAGAGAGGCGTTGGTCAGGCCATACAGCTTGAAGGGGTCATCGGTACCGTCCATGGACATTGCCACGGGGGTAGCGCCGACCGAGAAGACGCCGTTAGCGTAGGTGATCTTTTGATTGGCAGCGACAGGAGAGGTGTCGTCAATAAAGCCGCCAGCACCCACACCGGTGGTCACACCAGCAAAGGACACGTCCACCGAAGAGGCGGCCAATGGCAGCAAATAGCAGTCGTACCCGAAGGCAGCGGAGAAGTTAGCCATAGTCAGATTCGCGAAAAGGGACTATTCGAGAGGTAGCCCCTCTCACTGTAGATTTCCAATCAGGAAATTATCGGCCTATCTGACCTTACTTGAATCTTCGTCTGAACAAGCGCCCCGACGCCGTCGGCCGTGGCTACCGTCTGCACTGCAACCGATCCCAGGAAGTGGTTGCATATCATTAAAGTAACGTCGTGCATGTCTGCTCCAGTAGCGCCCTTCCAGCAGATTACGAAGATCGGCCAGGTCGTGACGAAATCCCTCTCGCCGGAGAGGTAGTCGCCGGTCTTGACGTTACCAGTATCATGGATGACCACCTCGATCCCCGAGGTCCCAGTCAGCATGGGGAGATCAGCGCCCGGCGTCATGATAGACAGGGCTGGCAGAACAGTGCCCGATTTGAACGTGTACTCACCCAGTTTGGCCGCTAAACTGGTGTCAGCTGCCAGCACGTCGTAGATCGCCTGTGCCGAAGTCGGAAAGGATTGAGTCACAGGCCCCTCGAAACTGCTTTAGTGTTCCTTCAATGGGCATAATAGTTCAGCAACGTTTAACGCCTATGGCCCGCACCTGTCAAGCCTACAGTGTGATCGTTGCTTGGGTAACCAGATGAGCAACGTAGAGAAAGCACCTCTTCACGAGCGTCCATCCGACTACGTCTTTGCTATGACAGCCTTAAATAGTTCACAAGCTCGTCGGCAATGGCGGGCCGGTATTCGTGCAGCCTGGGACGACCGCTGCGCGTACTGCGATCGCCCTCCGATTGATGAAGAGAGCCTGACCATCGACCACGTCCGCCCGAAGTGTAAAGGTGGCGAGGACAGAACCCGCAATGTGATCCCTGCCTGCCGTCGCTGCAACCAGGCCAAGGGATGCAGCCCTTCTACAGCCTGTCCAACGAGCTGCGGATCCGCAACTGGATCAAGACTGGCACCGTCGAATGCTTCAATGGATGCGACGGCGACACTCTTTGGCTTGACGGCGTCATCCAACTATGCGCAGGGTGACGTCCTCCTCCGCTATGAACTTGGTGCCAACGTGCGGCATTTGCACTAGCACCTCTTGACCACATGGAGACCGCATCTTGAGCTTCTTCTCGGATGCAGTCTCTTTTGCTATCAGGAGGCCCTCGACTGTGCCTGGCTCGCTCGACTGGGGAGCCAGGATGATCGCATCGTCGCACGTAAACGCCACCAGGGCCGGTGGAACGTCCCCTGCGTGTGCCACGACCTCTTTGTAGCAGAACAGTGCCCAGGAGGGCAGCAGGCCGTCCTGAATGAGCTTCTTCATTGCAGCACCGTACCTTGCGCTTGGCAGATTCGACATCTCCTTGCGGCGATACATGAAGAAGTCCTCCAGCGGGGCTGGCTTCCGCTGTTTCTTTTTGTCTCTGTTAATGCTTGCGGTCAGGTGGGTGAGAAGGGCGACAGGGCGCTCCTGGTAGTGCAGCTCATCCATCTGAATGGCCCGCGCTTTCACGTAGGCCATAACAACGTACTCTGCAGGCAGCTCCCAAAAGTTCTCGAGCTTGAACTCAGGGTCTCCCGGGTAAAAGCGCTTCAAGAACCAATAGGCGTCCTCGAAATCGAAAGACGCCTCGTCACCCTTGACTACTTTTTTTCCAGGTCTTCAGCGCGGTTTTCGGAGCCAGTTTCAGCTTCAGGGACAGCCGCCTGGATCCGTTCGGTCGACTTGCGCTCCTCGTCGTCGTACAGACTTGCCAGAGCATCGATAATGTCAGGGTGGATCTCCATGAACTCCTCGAACTCCATGGAGGAGTTTACGCGATAGATGACCATGCAGTACGCGGTAATCAGCCGACGGCGCACCTGTACATCAACCATCAGGTCGGTCAGCTCGTTGATCTCTTCGCCAAACTTCTTGAGAATCTTGGCGCCCAGAGCGCTAGCATCAAGCACGCCCAGGGCAGACTGCAGCTCGCTGTAGGCTTGCTCCTGATCGAGTTTGTACTCTCTGGCAATCTCTCGCACCAGCGTAAGTGTAGCCCGGGTCACCCCCTCCGAGTTGAACTGAGCCTGCATGAAGCTTTTTTCACCGGCGCTGAGATAGCCCCTGCGCTCTACTTCAATTTGACCGGACTCTTCCGAGCCAATCAGCTCTTTGATGGGCTTAAGTCGTGGCTGAACGACGAAGGGAAGCTTGCTCATACATGGACCAAAAGCGGACTAGGATACCTAGAGCCCCTGGGATCGCAAGTAAGTAGCGCAAGCCTGTCTAGCAATCTCCCGCAAAGGCATGCGCTGCAGGGCCTGGGTGACCCACGGACGCCCCGGTATAAAGGCTTTCTGAGCGTTTGGATTGCCGTATGGCAAAATGTAGCCACCCTCGTGCTGGATAGCCGCATAAGGGGCTCCATAGCGAATCTCCACGCCCGACGGCGTAATGCCGATAGACAGAGAGCGCTTCAACTCGCCCGTATCCACAACACCCAGGTCTTCGATGCTCTGGTCTAAATACTGAGGCAGTTGTGCGGCGATTGCCTTGGCGATTGCGTCCTCGCAGCCGTCGGCCAGTCGAGCAAAGTTGATGTTCGCTGGGATATCCTTGACCTCGAACCCGACCCCGAGGGCAAACGGGGCGTAGACTACGGGAATGTTAAACTCAAAAGATTCATCCTTAAACTTAAATG